ATACATCAACGCCAATTCCGTGCTAGAAATTTTAAGAATATTCCCGGATATCAAAGCACGGCAGAATACGCCAAGGATCGTAAAAAACAAGAGTACTATGGCGACCGTGACGAAATGGGCGCACATGCGTTTAATTGCGCTTGCGAATTAATCGACCGTTTTGGTTATGATCCAACGTCTATTGGACGATACTTAGATTCAAACGATTGCCGCAGACATAAACATTCCACTTGGCACGATTATTTGAAAGTTTTTGGTTGGAATCATAATCATCCAATTATACGCAGAATGCGAAATTTGATTATGCGTAATTTGGAAAATGCCTACTACGGCACGCCATTTAAGACTACAAACCACTTGACTTACTGATAATTACACTGTATAATATAAACTTATACAGTTAACTATCGGAGTAATTATGAGCGTTTGCGCTAGCCATATTTGGGATTTGGAAAGTCATCCAAGTCGTCTTAATAAAGAAGCCATCATCTTAGCTATTGCAGAAACTAGCAGTCATGCTGATGAATTCTTCCACGGCTGTCGTCTTGCTTTAGATCCGATGATAACTTTTGGCATTAAACAAGTTCCGGAGAAAACAGATGAAGATGGGCCTGGCTTACCTTGGGATAGCTTTACTCTCGCTCTTACTGGCTTTGTCACTCGCAATGTCACCGGTAATACAGCACGTGACATGATACAAGCTATGATGAAAAGCGCCACTAAGAAAGAGTGGAACGGTTGGTATCGCCGCATACTGATCAAAGACTTGCGTTGCGGTACTAGTGAAAAAACAATTAACAAGGTAGTGGAGAAGAAGTATGCTCAGTATGCTATTCCTGTATTCGGTTGTCAGCTTGCTCACGATAGTGCTAATCATGAGTCGAAGGTATCGGGCAAAAAATACATCGAAGTTAAACTCGATGGAGTTAGAGTGCTTACTATTGTACGTAGTGATGGTCGGGTGGATATGTTCAGTCGCAATGGTAAAGAACTTGCTAATTTTCCGCACATTGTAGAACAGATTAGTAATGTAGTTAAAACACACGGTTCTAGTAACAACATGGATGTTGTACTGGATGGTGAAATTATGTCGTCTAGTTTCCAAGACTTAATGACACAAGTACATCGCAAGAGTGATGTTAAAGCGAATGATGCTATTCTTAATTTGTTTGACGTAATCCCATTAGCAGACTTCGAGCAAGGCATTTGGGATAAGCGGCAAGAAGATCGTAGTGCAATGGTCTACTACTGGCATAAAACATACAAAGACATGTTGCCTAATGTAACAGTTGTAGGTCACGAGCTTGTTGATTTGGACATACCGGAAGGTCAAATACGTTACAAAGAAATCAATGCTAAAGCTATTGATGGTGGATACGAAGGCATCATGCTTAAAGATCCGGAAGCACCTTACGAATGTAAACGAAGTGTAGCATGGCTTAAACTTAAACCATTTATTGAAGTATCATTAACTGTTACTGCGGTAGAAGAAGGCACTGGTAAGAATGTTGGTAAGCTCGGTGCATTAGTTTGCGAAGGCGTTGATGATGGCAAAGATATTCGCGTTAATGTAGGTAGTGGGTTGACAGACGATCAACGTGTTGTGTATTGGGACAATGCTGACAGTATTATCGGTGATATTGCTGAAGTACGTGCAGATGCTATTACACAAAATCAAGATGGTACATACAGTTTGCGCTTTCCACGTTTTAAAGGATTCCGTGGTTTTGTAGCAGGAGAGAAAATATAAATGTATGAACTATTGCGAACAGCTATTATTTCTGTTACAATAATATCTGGAGCACTTTATTACTGGACTGATGAAGAAACATCGACCCATACTGAAGTGTTTTGCGCATATGGCAAACTATTTGTAACATTTAAGCAAGACCAAGCAGTATGGGGAACCATGCTGTTGGACTCGAGAGGAATTCCTATTCAATGTGAAGATCTTAATTTCAAAAAAGAAAGTACGTTAACTTATAAAAAAGAGATAATATGACAAATCCGTTCAGAGACCAAGCAAAATTTATGAAAGCCTGCGACCAAGCAGTCGGTGGCGAGTTTGACAAAGATCAATTTAACTTGTATGTTACTTTAATCGAAGAAGAAGCTAACGAACTTGCGGCCGCTATTACTGCACACGATCGAGTAGAAACGCTAGATGCACTTATCGATATTCTAGTTGTTACCATCGGTGCTATTCATAGCATGGGTAGTGATGCCGAAGGTGCTTGGAAAGAAGTTATGAGTACAAACTTTGCTAAGATTGGTGAAGATGGAAAAGTACGTAAGCGTGAAGATGGAAAAGTTTTAAAACCTGTAGGTTGGGTACCGCCTGATCTTAAACCGTTTGTTTAAAAATGTATAGAGTTAAGTATTACACATACGAAACATTACACTCAAAGTTTTTTGAAACACTAAGCGATGCAATATTGTTTTCAGTATATTGCGTAAAAAGTGGTAATGTTTATGGGATCGATTTAATTAAGGAATAATTATGAGAAGTCATTATTGGTCATGTAGCAAGTTTGCAGATTGGGTACGTGGTACTGCCAAACTTGGTGCCGGTACGGCTGAAGAATGGGACGAGTGGACCATTGCCGCTAAAATGAAAAATAACTTTCGTTATTGGTTAGCGGAAGAAGGAATTGACTATGTTCAAAAATTTGTTTATTATATACCGGACAAACTAAATGATATACGCTATTATATTAATAACCGCTGGGTTTCTCACAGCCACGCTCTTACCGCACATCCTCGAGACATCAAACCGGGTAATTGGAGCGATGTTGGCAATCGCTTTCTTCCTTGTATGTTCAATGAGCTTGTTAACTTTGTTGAAATAGAACAAGCATGGCATCACTGCATGTGGAGTGACGAAGCCAAGACAGAATATGAAGTGCCTTGGTGGCGCAAGGGTTGGCTACGACTACGTACATGGCGCAGTCCAGAAGCAGGAATGGAATATCTAAAGTGGGCAAGTGAACTTAAAGTAGACGAAAACATGGGATCCAATCCTAGTGAAAAAGGATACGGTGAGCCAACTTATCAAGCCAAAGCCGCTAAAGAAATTATTGAGCTCTACACTTGGTGGACTGTTACCTATCGCAATCGTCCAGATCCATACGAAGTAAGTGGCTGGACAGCTTATTGCGAAGCCATGCGAGTAAAATATCCAGGCAGTTTCCTTTCCAGTTTAAACAGCAAGGATGCTGAAGATAAAAAAGCCAGCGACAAGGCCCATAAACTTCTTACTAAGATTGAAAAGGCCTACGAGGCTGAAGATGAAGCTATGATGATTCGTCTTATTAAAATTAGACAAAGTCTTTGGACCTAATGAAAGGCGATGAAGTTCGCAAGATAAACGGCCGATTCGAGTCAAAATATTTAAATGATTCCGAGTCGGTCTTTTCTGCCCTTAACGAAATCAGTCCTAGTTTCTGTCTTGCCAAGTGGTATAATGTAAGTATACACATACCCACAGGTCGTACACATAGTTGTTATCATCCTCCCACACATGCAATACCGTTGAAGGAAATTGCTGTTGATGTAAGTGCATTACATAATACAAAACACAAACAAGAACAGCGTAAATTAATGCTCAAAGGCGAACGTCCGGTCGAGTGCGGATTTTGCTGGCAAATAGAAGATAGTGGCTCACAGTTAAGTGACCGTGCATATCGTAGTAAAGATGTTTACGAACCTGGATTGATAGAAGAAGCATTAACAACTAACAAGCCAAATCCACGCTATGTAGAAGTAAATTTTAATCAGGCTTGTAACTTTAAATGTAGTTATTGCAGTCCACATCTAAGTACAGAATGGAACAAAGAAGTTGATAGGCATGGTCCGTATCAACTTAGCGAAGGCAAGCATAACGACACACAGTGGATGCGTAACCAAAATATGGTACCCGATAACAGTTTGGACAATCCTTACTTGTTAGCGTTCTGGGAATGGTTGCCACAGATATATCCAACACTACAAACATTCCGTATGACTGGTGGTGAACCGCTGATGGATAAAAACACATTTCGTATGTTTGATTATATTAAAGAACATCCGCATCCTAAATTGCAGTTAAGCATTACAAGTAACTGTAACCCGCCAGGGGAGCAGTGGAGCAAGTTCTTAACCAGTCTAAAGCAAGTTACTGATGCCAATGCCGTTGATCATTTTATGTTGTTTTGTAGTTTGGACTCATGGGGCGCTCAAGCAGAGTATATTCGCAACGGGTTAGACTTTTGCACACTTTACACTAATGTAACTGAGTATTTGCAGGTAAGCCAAAAACATAGTCTTACTTTTATTATCACATTCAATGCATTGAGTTATACAGGATTTGTAAAATACATTAAGAATATACATAAGTTACGAAAAGAATATAATACAGACAGACAGCTTATTTGGTTTGACATTCCTATGCTTAATGATCCAATGTGGCTAAATCCTAAACTGTTACCTGAATTAGTTACAGAGTTAGAAGAAGCAATCGCATATATGAATACTAACAAGGAAGGCATGTTTAATCGATTTAAAGGATTTAAAGATTTTGAAATAAGCAAGGTTCAAAGATTAATTGATTGGATTAATAGCGATACTGGATTTAATCGAACTAAGGCTATGAAGGACTTTTACATGTTCTTTAGCCAGCATGACAACCGTAGGGGAACAAATTTTTTAAATACGTTTCCTGAACTAGAAACTTTTTGGAACGACTGTGGGCAAAAAACATAACGAAACCGATTTAGAATATAAGAAGCGTGTGCTAGATGCAATCAGTCCAAGCTTCTGTGGAGCCAAGTGGTATAATGCTACTATCTGGTTAGGCTCTGGCCGGACAACTAGTTGCCATCATCCACCGGCTCATAAAGCAGATGAGCAAGTTATTAGATTCAATCCTAAGGGTATACATAATACTCCAGAAAAGAAAGAAGACCGTCGCAAAATGCTTGCCGGTGAGCGTCCGTCTGGATGCGAATACTGCTGGAAGATCGAGGACATGGGCGTGGATGCAATTAGCGACAGACCGTATAAAAGTATGACGTATACTGAATTAGAATTACAAGAAGCTACTCGTATACCTGTAGATCAAGATGTCGATTTGCGTACACTAGAAATTGCCTTTGATCGAACTTGCCAATTTGCCTGTAGTTATTGTAATCCGGCATTTAGTACAACATGGGTTAAAGACATTAAAGTTAAAGGCCCTTATAAGAATTTGGTCACTGACGGTCGCGGACATTTTACACATGTACACGAACATGACCAACTATACGACTTCCACGAAACTAATCCTTACATTGAAGCATTTTTTAAATGGTGGGAAAGTGACTTGCATCGAACGTTAACTCAACTACGCATTACCGGTGGTGAGCCGTTAATGAGTGGACACACTTGGAAATTATTTGACTGGTTTAAAGAAAACAAAGGACAAAGTAAGACTACCTTGGCAGTTAATAGTAATTTAGGTTTTGATCAAACTGTTCTCGAACGTATGCTGACAGCTACTGATGGTACTACATTATCTTTATTTTCTAGCAACGAATCAGTTGGTATACAAGCGGAATATATACGAGATGGCCTCGATTGGGATCAATGGATGTCTAACATGGCATTTTTATTAGATTCTAAGAGATTAAAAAACTTAAATGTCATGTGTACTATAAACGCATTATGTTTGGATAGCCTTCCTGAATTTTTAGATCAAATGGTTGTGTGGAAAAGAAAATATGGCACAAGTGTTATAATGTTTAGTTTAAATATCATGCGATTTCCTAGTTTCCAAGGACCGTTAGTATTGCCAGACCACTTACGAGAATACTACAGACAAAAACTTATTAGTTGGTATAATAACTATAAACAAGATCGTATTTTACACGAGTTTGAAAAAAATCACATCGAAAGATTAATAGATTATTTAGACATGGTTAAAACTCCTCATGGTGAAGGTTTTGATAGATTAAAAGCAGAACAAGACTTTAAACAGTTTTATATGCAATATGATGAACGCAGAGGTAAAGATTTTAGTAAAGCGTTCAGTGCTCCGATGTTAGAATGGTATGGATCCATCTAAACAAAATGCCAGTTCTACTTATTGTGCGGCTAAATGGTTTGAAGGAACCATTTGGTTGTATCAAGGCACGACTGCAAATTGCCATCATAACCCATTTCACAAAATTGTCTTAGATCCTGCTAATCCTAGTAGCATATATAATACATCTCAAAAAATAGCAGAGCGTTCAAGTATGCTTGTGGGTGATAAACCTGTAGGGTGTAATTATTGTTGGACTGCCGAAGATGCAGGACGAACTAGTGACCGGGTTATTAAAACTGATTTCTTTAATAAGAAAAATATAACTAATACCACGTTAACACCATTACCTCAAATTTTAGAAATAGCATTTGAAAGAACTTGTAATCTTGCCTGCGCATATTGTGGTCCGCATTTTAGTAGTAAGTGGGCTACTGATATTAAACGTAACGGACCTTATATTGGATTAATTTCTGATAGTAGGTACACTACAGATTCAGGAGATGATATTATCGATCCGGATAATAATCCGTATATAGATGCTTTCTTTGCATGGTGGCCAGAATTAGAAACACACTTACCTGTTTTAAAAATTACAGGCGGCGAGCCTTTGATGAGTCCTAGCTTTTGGAAGTTTTTAGATTTGCTAAATGCTAGTAATAAATTTAAAGGTAACTTAACTATTAATACAAATTTAATCAGTCACAAAGACGAGATTAATCGATTGATTGATAAAACACGATTTATTAATGTACGTATACATACTAGTATAGAAAGTAATTTTAAACAGGCAGAATATGTCCGAGATGGGTTTGAAAAAGAATCTTGGATGGCAAATATATCTAAGATCCTTGATACAAAAAGCATAGTTGTTAGTTTAAACACAGCAATTAATAACCTATCAGTTTGGAGTTTTGACGAATATTTAAAAATTGCAATAGACTTAAAAATTAAGTACGGGATTGATCGTGTAGAAACTACTTGTAATTTTGTGCATTACCCAACTTTTATGCGGGTAGGATTAGTGCCTCAATTTTATCAACATGTAATTGCTGAAAGAATTAATAAAGTTTATAGTGAATTCAAACCTATGTTTAGTAATATTGAACAACAGCAAATTGATCGTGTTATTGATTTGCTGTCTAATGCTCCAGTTGAAGATGCTGATATAAGTTTATTAAATGA